GACAACTTGGTTCTGAACTAAGAAAAATTTTAGTTTGTTTGTTACCAAAAGAGGCAGCAGGCCAAAAACGTTTCAAAACTGAACGCATTGATCTAACTGGATCTCCAATTGCCATAGAATGAGCTGTAACAGAATCTGATGATGTATTCGGAGCAATGTTAACAATATTAGCTAAATGACTTGAACTCTCAACGTGTGCAAGCTGAAGATTTGGGGATGGAGTACCAATATGTTTAATACATGGTACTGAAAATTCAAAATCTGATCCAGCAGCAACGAAAAGAGGAAAGTAGATTGTATCGCTAACATTTTCCGGTGCAATTAAGGGATTTTCCACATAGAAATAGAGATATCCAATCGGGTTGTCTAATGTTCGTGCCCATGGATATTGATGAACAAATGGAACTTCAATATCGTAGGTGTTTGCATCACGGATATCAACAACATGAGCATAAGTATACTGCATGGTGTTAATAATCTGTGATGAGTCCAGAATCTTTTCTCCTGGAATGAACACGACACGGAGACGTGCTGAGTGGAATTTCGTACACACAGGTCGAACATATATACGGATTGCTCCTCTCCAAAATTCAAAAAGTTTGGCGACATATGACATCTGTGTGTTTGTTGTGTATTCATGTGTGCTATCTGATGCAAAGTCAAAATATGAAGACGGATTGATGGGAATAGAACCAATCAGAGTACCTTCTGGATAAGACTTTTCCAATGCAATATGACCAACTGTAGGTTCTGTGATATCATCAACATTAGGAATAATGTTAGGTCTATCTAGCAACGCAGCAATGGTCATCTCATCAACTGATCTTCCACTCAAATCTAAATCTGAAATACCTTGGTCAAAATTTTGAGTCGTTTTTGCACCAACAAAAGTTGTATCACAAGTATACAAGTCTCTGTAGGGCAATTGAACTACACCAGTTAGATTTGTAATATCTAATGGCTTTGACCAACCAAGCAAATCCGATATTTTGGAAGCCGCACCAAAAGCCCAACCACCAGCTCGTGAAAGACCACCAATAAAAGACTTATCATTGTTTGAGTTTTAGTATTTGGATATGGAACCAAAACCACTTGAAACAATTTTACTTTTCTTGGCAGCTTCAACAATACCTGCTAGGGCAGCTGATGCTTGGACATGAGCAACTCGTGGTTGAACAGCATACGTCTTGAGATTTTCGATATTAATGAACAAAGACATATTGATAGCATTTGGGGATATTGCAGAAGCAAGTGCTACAATTGGAATAATATGAATATTTCCAAGAAAAGCCCTATCTGAAGGATCCAAAGGAACTTTAGTTGGATACATTGGGATGATGTTAGCTTCACCAACGTAGGGAATACTCAAAGTTGCACTTGTAGTTTCTGCAATATTAATAATGACGTGTGGGCAACCAGAATAAAATGTCTGTTTACCTCTAACACCTGATCCAGTGGCAATTCCAACTCCTGGTGGAGTATAAGCTACAAGGAACATGCCCAACATAGTTGGATCTGTATTCCAAGTTAACTTGATGTTGAAAGTGCCAGTGAAACCCATGAAACCACGCAATTTGTCAAGAGTAGGCATCGCGTTGATAATATCTGCAAGAGGCTTAATATAATGAGTCTCCTGTTTGTATGCACCAAAACGATGGTATCGTGCCAAAATATCGGTGATGTGTTTCATGTCTGAGTCAGGCATGGATGGAGCAAATGGAGTGCTAAAGGATTCCTGATTTGAAACGTTCCTTTCGGTTGTACCAAATTCAGTAAATCCTGTGACATCTTGGTTTACTTCAAGAATAGAACCAACAAAAGCATCTTCATTTACAGCGTCATTAATTTGTGAGTGTGTGTTTGTGTTTGTGTGTGTATTTGTATTTGTGTTATTTGCAGGCTTTATTTACATCCTATGTCGCTCAGCCTATAGCTTGTAGGATTGAACCAACCTTGTTTAGAGGATTGCTCATGAGTGTGGATTCCTAAATAGGCACTCGGTTTACCAACTTAATGGACAGTCTATTGGTTCATTTGGCTCGTAGTTTTATGCCTTCGGGCGGAGTTTGAAATTTATGCCCAAGTAAGCTCTGGCAGGTTTGTCAGGAGTGTGTTATCACGCACCATCAAACGATAGTCTTGATATTCCTGACTTACAAGCGTGAGTCCATATTCTTGGGCACAAACCATTTTGATTTTCCGAACATATTTTTCAAATGTTTCCTCATCATGTAGTGCTAATTCTGCGAAGGCAGCTCGAGCATTTTGTTCAATGACATGTTCCTCGAAGGTAGTACCATGAATCCAATTGAAACACTCCAAGATGGATGGAAGTTTAAGTGGTGACATCCAGATGCGATTTTCTGCATCAAATGCAAATCCACGTTTCAAAAAGAAACACTTGTCCAATGTTTTGAATCCAGTCATCGTTCCAGTCTTTTCTTCATCAGTATAAATCATACCAAATGTTGCAAAAGCACGTGTCATAGATTCTTGATTAAACCATGATGATACTCGCGATGAGATATTTAATAGATTATCGTCACCATACGCAATCATCGAAACGCAATCATTGAATTCTTCCTTTCCTGGTCTTTCTGTATAGAAGGTTACACGGCAAGCAATTGAGTTGTACATACTGTTGAGGATAGCTGTGGCAGGATTTCCAGATGGTTGTGAATGATTAAGTTTGTACAATCTTTTTCCACAGATGTGATAAGAATTTACAACACTTTCCCATAAACATTTGCGGACGATAGTATCTTCTTCAGAATATGATGGTGCTTGACGATAATAATCTTCAATCACATCCAAGATCTTCCAAAGAATATCAGGATGTAAAGTACCATCATAATTACTGAAGTCTCCAGCAACATGATGATCACCATACTTTAACAAATGTTTTGCCAATTTATCCCACTCCAAAGATTGACATCGAATTCCGACAGCACTTTCAGTGTCAATACGCTTTTCCATAAGAAATGCGATGAACGAAATAAAGTACATACGAAATGCAATAACAAAATCCATTGGAGCGGCAGCAAAAACACGTGTTTTTCCAATCTCAACCTTCATCTTTGGCAATGTTTCATCTTTCAATGTGTCGACAAAAATATACGGTTGTACAAATCCATGTTTCATAGCTTCAACTTGTTTAGTAACCACTTTCCGGACTTGTTGTGCTTTCTTGCCATGAAGATCCCACTCAAGACTTCCAAACCATAATGTCTTACCTTTTGATTTCTCATGGCACCACGGATAGCCAGCTGATGTCACTCGATTTATGCCTTTGATATATTCCGAATCAGTTCCTTTAACGGCCTCATCAAAATTTAATACTTTCATGTTTGAAAAGTTACATTTTGATTTAGCTAATTGTTGTTTATACGATAGGACACTTCTTTTCAGAATATCAGCATCAAGTGTTGGCACATTCTTGAATTGTTTCTGGATACCTTTGAACATAGGTCCATCTTCCTTCTCAGGATGCATTAATTTTGCAGGTGCCATTTCAGTAGGATATACTCTGTTAATAATACGAGTTGAGTGAATTTTGGTTCTCACGTTTGGGTGGGGAGGATCAAGAATATCTCCAAGTGAAACACAATTTCCTTGAACAATAGCCGCTGGTGTTGTATCAGAAGGTACAAAAGTTGGTAGGGGTTGTTCCTCTTCATCCACAATATCCACGAGATCTTCATAAACTAATGGGATAAAACAAGCCTTTCCAGCACAACCTGCAAAGTGGACACCACAGATACGTCGAGCACTAGTTAAACTATCCATGATATAAACACTTCCACAATCACCTTCTCGTGATCCAATATTTGTTGTTGCTGATTGGCAAGTAAAACGTGAACCATCTGTATCAACAGTTTCTTGGAGTGTAAGATTTTCAACCATGCCAAATTTTGTTTCAAATGTTTTATTCGCACAATCTGCCACAGTAGATACAACACGTGTTCCAACAAGATTTGAAAGATACGATCGTTCCATAATGTGTTTTCGCAAGTCTGGATATCTCATGCATTTCTTATCAAGTTGTATGCAGCACAAATCTGTCATTTGTCCGGCACGCAAATAGTCTTTTACGAATGGTTGTAGATCTTTCCAGAAATAATCAATACCAGTGTCTGAGAATGAGGAACAAATACGAATTTTAAACAATGGTTGTTTCTCTTGCATACGATCAATCAATCGAACATAATGAGCGTTTATAATAAACGTTCGTCCAACAGGAAAGAAAATACGAATAGGTGATGCACCATTAATAATTTCTCCTGCTTCATTCAACCATAAGATTTTCCCCATGTTTGATCGCAATTTGAGATTAAGATCAGAAGCATTTGTTGAAACCCATCCTTCATATTGG